TCTCTTTTTATTTGTTTAAATCCTTTGTTAAAAGTGTTATGTAATTCATACTTACCTTTAGCTATTTCTATTGTTTCTGATTGTCCGTAATGTTCATCTAATTGTAACATTTCAAGTATTAACTTTATCATTATGCGTCTTGTATTATTGGTATTGTTATTAACCCCGTGTCTCCACCTAATAAATATCTAATCTCAAAATCTTCTATTCTTTCTAACCCTGTTGAATTTGCTGCAATAGATATTGTTACACTAAAGTCTTCCTTTATTCCACCAGCAGCACTCCAAGTAACAAAACCTGATGCATTACTAATAACTTCCACATCGTCAAATAATCCTTTGTAAACATCTATTTGAACTTCCTGTGCTGTATTATCTACATTTAATAATTCTATATTTGCAAATCTATAACCAACACTATTAAAATCTAATACTCTATAATCATTTATCAATTCAAATGATGTTTCACCACTTGTTAAATCAGAAGTAAAAGAATTAATAATATATCTATTATCCCTAATTATAATTCTATTGTTTAACTTTAAGTTAGTTAAATTTTGTGGTTCTAATTTTGCTTTAGCTTTTAAAATTCTTGTTTTTTGATTATAAAGATTTGCTATATATTGTTCGTAGTGTCTTTTGTATAATCCATTAGGTGCCACAGTTAAAAACCAAGATGAAACTTCTTCACCAAAATTTGTAGTATGTACATAACCTAAATCAGTTGCACCTAAAGGAATATCATTATTAAATCTTACATAACTTGTTGTTGTATGATAACCAGTTGTGCTTGTTGTTAGTTTAATAGCTGTTGCAACAGTAGTTAAATCATTTCTATACATTAATATAGGTTTAGGTGTGTATGTTTGTAAATCTTTATTCCATAAAGTAGCAGTTATAAAATTACTTCCTGTTGTTTTTTCAAACATAACATCTTCAAATGGTAATTTAATTTCATACTTACCACTTTCTGAATTTGAACCACTATCAAATGTTAAATCACCATATTCTCTATTGAATAAACCTCTAAACGCATTGTTTAATACATTTTCAGATTTTTCATAAGTAAACTGTATTGACTTAAACAGTTTTGGCTTTTCAATATCTAATTGATCAGCATATATATATGGTGTTAAATCTTTTATTTGACCAGCTTGGTAATATAATTCTAATGGTTCTAATTTAAATGTTGTTGCATTAATTGGTGTAATAATTAAATTAAACATTTTAACTAATCCCATAAAGAAATCGGCAACTTTAATATCTGGTACATAAGCAACAATATTTTGAATAGATGCAATTACTTGTCCAGTAGGTGAACCACTTGCTGCATAATTAAAAGAATTTGTACTTACTTGCCCAACACTTGAAACTCTATTATATGTAAATCTTGCTTTAAAATCAAAAGGACCAATAGAAGATATTTTAAATTTATATTCGTGTTCATCAGCATCATCAGATTGTCTTATATCTAATAATCTATTAACTGTTTCTCCTACTAAATTATCAAATGTTTTTACAATTATACCATCTTGATATAAATCAACTCTATAATTTGTTAAAGCATAACCAGTATTAGGTATAACTCTAAAATCAATTATTATTCTTTTATTATTATTACTTAAAAAATATGCACTATTCCAATCAGTTGTTAATACATTTGTAGTAGTATTATATTCAGGAAATGTTATTGTTGTTGCAAATCTTTCTTGCTCATAAAATTCACCTTCATTATATGCTCTTGGTAATTCCATATTCTTTAAATACATATACAATTTTTCAAATTGTCCGTAGTTTAAAAAATTACCAGTAAATGTTAATCCATATTTTGTTTCTATAAAATCTAAAATTGAAGTAAGTCTAACTGCTGGAAATAAATCACCCCATTTAATAGCACCAGTATTTGTAGTTATATCTGATGTTGTAGCTGTTAAATATTCAAATCTTCTAATGTTACCAATTAAAGGATAACATAATTGATAAGCATCCGTACTAACTCTATTAAATACTTCTGTACTATTTAAAGTATGATTTAAAGAACTAAAATCTAAACCATTTAATTTATCTTCACCAAACTTATCTTTTAATTGTGTTAAGTTACCATAGAATGTAAGTGTATAACTTTCAATATAACCATTCTTTTTATTTGCTTTTTCTAATTGTACATTACCTTCACGAAATGGTATTGTTTCTATTTCAATATATGCATTGTATCTTATTCTTGCATCATAACCATCATCAACTGCATTATCATACCAATGTGAAAAGATAGCATTATTTGTTGGTGATGCTGGTATTGTAAATGATTGTGAATAGTCTGTAAATAGTTTCCCAATATCTGAATAATTTTGTATAGTAGAAGTTACTGAAACTTTTTCATCTTGGAACATTTCAACTCTTTGTGCAACATCATCAACGTAAATATATAACTCCATTATATTACATTATTAATTTGATTGTAATTGTACTCAAACTCTATTTGGTAGTTAATCATCTTATCTTGCAAAGAAGTCTTTAAATCAGTTGTCATTGTTTTTAATTTAACTGATTTAATAAATGAATTTTCAAAGTCATATAATAATATAGTTTCTGAAACCATTAAATCTTTTATCAGTTCATTATTAATTTCATCTAACCAACCTGTATTTACTTTTATAGATTGTTTAGCTTCATAATTAAATGCTTTGCTTTCACCTCTAAATGGATTATAATTTACATCATCTGGTAATAATTGGTATTCTTTATTTTTAACTTCCCAATTTTCAGTTCTTGCTTTAAAGAATGTAATAAAATCCCAAGCACCAAACTTATTTATATAATCTATTCTTACAGGCAAATATTTTATTTCACATTCTGCTTTAAAAATATAAGTTGCTAAAACTGCATCATTCTTTATTATTTCTAATTTATTACCAGTATCAGCAAAAGCAGAAGTAGTTATTGGAATAGCAAATAAATATTCTTCTTCAGTATCACCATTTAAAATTGTTTCATCATTTGTAGTTGGTGTATTTTCAAAACTTGTATATCTTACTAAATATTCATCAGCATCATTTGTATAATCAATAAAAAAAGTTAAATAAGTATCTAAAGAATTATCATAATATTTATATACTTTATCTTGTTCAAATAAATTCATTGGAATAAAAGTATCATCTATTAATTGATTATATCCATCTAAATAATTTGTGTAGCCATTTGTAGCAACATAAGTTGTTGTGTCTAACAAACTTGGTGATGCATTGTTAGGTGTAGTTGAATAATATCTTTTTACTTTAACATAACACCAATTATTGTTTTTTTCTTCTGTTGGTGGTGGTATACCAATACTTTGTAAACTAATTATATCTATAAACTCTTTAACATAATTTGATATATTATAAATATTTTTAGTTTGTGTTGCTGATGCTGCTTTCTTGCTTAAAGTATATGTAGCTGTTGCTGGTTCAGTTTCACCTTTATGCCATATAAATAATTCAATCTTACTTTCAAGTTGACTTGCTTCATCTACTTCTATAAAGTATGGACTTCTTACAAATATTACTTCCATTTTATTTATTTGTTATTGTGTAATCTATTAATGTTTCTATATCGTCACCAAATGCTTTTATTAAATCTGTATCTATGTATTTCTTGTATCCATCTTCAAATGGTTTAGTAAAAAATAAAGAAGGTTTAATTCCCCTTGCCCATACATTTTTTGCTATAATATAACCTATTGTTTTATAATTACCTTGTTTGTATTTTCCTTTTTCATCACGCAATCTTATGTTTCTAAACTTTGCCCATTGTTCAAATGGTGCTGATGGTATTCTTTTTTTAAATTTAAATCTACTATTAGGTGCTTGTTGTCCTTTTATCTTTGCATTCTTTGATACTTTACTTGGGTCTGCACCTTTAACACCTTCATCTTGATAAAAACCATAATCAGGCATAGAGAAACCCAATAAGAAATAATTATTTTCAAATAGTATTTCACCTTTGATTTGATTATAAAGTTGTTTAGAAACGTTCTTATTGCCTTTAGATAAATTACTTCTTGCTTGTTGAATAACATATTTCTTATATGCTTCTAAAACTTCTTTAGTAGATGTTAAATTGTTAGCATTCATTTTCGCAACTTGTCATTTCATTAGCAACCATAACATCAAATGTAACTGTCCAACCAGCTATCTTGTTTTCAAACCTATCTACAAATGGTTCACAATTAGGTGTGCCTTGTAATTGATATAAATCATCAAATAAACTTCCCCTTCTTAATACTTCTAATAGTCTATTAATAACCATTAGTTGAGTATGCAATACATCTTGTTCATTATCATTTGTTAAAAACTGGTCTGTTTGTTCAGTCTTACTAAAGTCTACAACATCCATACATAAAACTGATATATTAAACAACCAAGTGTTGCCATTGTATGTTGCATTGTTTACAATAATATGCGACAAAGGAAATATAGTTTGTTTGTTTAAATCAATTTCAAATATATCACCTGAAGAAACTGTATTAACAAATACATCTTTATATAGTTGGTCTTTTATTGCTGTTGTTATTTGGTAAAATCCTTTCATTATTTACTTCTTATTAATTCTGTTTCTATTTGGTTCTTTTCTTTTTCAAATGTTAAAAATGTTAATGCAACTGATAATCGAAGTTTGGAAACATCTTCAAATCTTCTAACATCTCCTTGAGCAAGAGCATAGAATGATGAATACCAACCCCATTTACTTCCAAATTGTGATTGTTTACTATACTCTGAAATTCCTGATTGTTCTCCAAATAATATATCGTAGACTTCAACAATTCGTTGCCTAAATTGTAAAAAAAAACCACAGCACCTAATGCTACATCAACTGGCATAAACTTCATAGCATCACAATAGGTATAGCTGCCATTATATTCTTCTATTTGATATTTATCTTTTAACTTCTTTGTAATTGGTCTGTATAATACTGCCATTGCATTGTGCATCATATCCCAATTACTTATGTACTTATCCAAATCAGTATATTCACCTAATGTTATTTCATCAAGGTTAGTTATAAAACCAAATTCAGTATTACCTAATTTAAATGTTCTTTTCAAATCATATTTTTGATTGAATAGATTTGATAAATTAGTTGTTATTTCATTAACATCTTTAAAACTTATTTTAGCTGCATTCTTTAAATCTATACCACAAAATATTTCTACCATCTTATGTTGAAGAAACTCACCATCAGGATTATCTTTAGCTATTGATAAAAACTTTTGATATTGTTCTAATGTTATTTCATCTAAACTTGTTGGTATTGTAATCTGTAACTTCATTGTTTTTTATTTAAAAATAAAATAAAGTCTAAATTGTATTAAACAAAAAAAGACCTACATTTCTGCAAGTCTTTCTTCAACCATTATTAACCTAAATTTAAACCAATTCTTTTACACTTTCTATTTTCTTATGTACTATATTCATATCATAGAATTTTCTTTGTGCATCTATTTCATTATAAGCATAGATTATTAATTCCACATCTGTACTTTCATCATTTCTTTCAGTCCAGTAAGTTATGCAATACTTTGTCATATATGTTTTCATTTGTTTGTTATTTGTTACAAATCTAATTCTTTTGTTTTAAATAAAATACATTTTAACTTTTATTTAACATAGTAACTTATAAGTTACGTTTCAAAGTTTTCATCATATATCATTCCAATATGCAAATCAATTAATGCTAAACACTTTCTTTTTATTTCTTGTATCTTATACGTATCTTTTTCATCAATCATATACGTATCAAATCCTTCAACTGAACTTAATGCTTGATTGCACATTGATATTATTTCATATCTTGTATCAGCTGGTTCAAACTCCATATTTTCAAATATATCTTCTTCTTTTTCCATTACTTTTTGTGTCAATATAAACCTTGATTTTAATAGTTATGTTACAACGAAAGGTAATCACTTGCTACACTATACATTTGTTTCATCTTTTTTATTTCACCTACGTTTCTTGGTAAGTTAATTTGAACTTCAACACCTTTAACGTGATGAATGTAACATTGTATTGCTGCTATTATTTGTCCGTATGTCATTAGTAAATAAAATAGTTTCCTTTATTCTTATTTTGTAATTGATATGTTACACAATATCTTAATGGGTCAAGCAAATGATTGTGGGCATCAATTGGTGTTTTTGACTTCTTTTCTAACCAACAATAGTTGTTTAATTCTTTAATTAAGTTAATTGATTCAGGTGATACAATTAAATCATAATCTTGTAATATACTTATTCCATAAGTAACTGAATCTGGTCCTTTAATTGCTGGTACTATATTTAATCCTAATGTTTGTAATTCACTAATCAATCTTGGTTCTGCTGAATCAGCAACTATTAAACCATCATTTGCGTGTTGCTTATTTAATTGATATATCTGTGATGTTGTTAAACCTTTTAAATAGAAACGTTCATTTATATAAATACGTTTGTTTGTGCTATCTATATTGCATTCTAATAAAGTTGATTCATCAGAAGCAAATCCATAATCTTGACCAAAAATAGATTTACCTATTTGTTTATATTCTCCAATAGTCCAATTAGTAAATATAACACCTTCTGCTTTATCTAACCATCCACCTAATATTTGATGTTTATATTTTTCTGGTCTACGTTGTTTTATATTTTCTATTTGACTTATAAAAGATTGTGATAGGTTTTCTATATTATCTTGGTAAGTTGTATGTATGTAAGTTGTATCATCTTTGATTAAATTACTTCCATCTTGCACACCTTTATCTTCAAAGAATTTCTTATATATGAAATGTTCTTTTGTTGCTGGATTTAATATTAGTAAAACTCTATTTTGTATTCCTTTAGTTCTAATACTAAAATCTATTTTTTCAAATGTTTCTTCATCTGTTAATTCTTCTGCTTCATCTAATACCCAAGTTGTAACACCAGCTAAAGATTTTAAAGATGCAGTTTGTGTACCACTACTTGTTTTAATACCTTTAAATAAGATTTTAGACCCTGTTTTTAAATTTATGATTTCATCTTTAGTAATATAAAAATCACTGCTTAAATCAGCTAATTCAATCTTACTTATAAATTCAGGTATAATAGAAACGTTTGCAGATGTTAAAGTATATCTTGTAAATAATATTACGTGACCTACTTCATAAGTAAGAAGTAATAAAAAGGAATTAAGGGAATATGATTTACCACTTCCCCTTCCACCTGTAATTACAAAATATCTACTATCACTTCCTAATAGATTATATTTATCATTCAGTTTTATTTCCAATTTTAAATATATCTTTTATATTAAAGTCATTTACATTATGTGTAGCTTCAATAGTTTCTTTTGGTTTACCAAATAAATGTTCAGCAATAAATAACTGACCCCTTTGTGAACTATATAATTCTTTTGCTAATTCAATTCTTGCTTCTTCATCTGTTTCAACATTTTTTATTTGTTTGATAGCTGTAAGCAAAATAGTATTAGTTTTTTCAAAGTCTTGTTTTGTTTTATTTCCTGCATTGGGTCTTGCCCCACCGTGTCCGTTTGCCATCTTGAAAAAAAAATTGATTATTCAATTTAAAAATAATAGT